TTGAATATTTATTCCATATTTTTCATTTAATATAGTAAGTAAATGATTTTTTACTGGCTTCTTAAATTCAAATATCTTTGCTACAAATTCTTTAATATCATTACTTGATACCAAGTTACGTTCACTTAATAAATCTAAATTATTTTCAACTAAATAAGTTATTTGCTTTTTAGTTGACATAGCAAAGTAGGGTAGTTCACTAACTATCTCTGCAACCAATTGCATTACATTTTCATTGGATTCATAAATAAATGATGGTAATTTTTGAATTTTTTCATTAGTGACCCAGAGTTGATCAATATTATTTTTAGCTTCTAAGAATTCTTTTGCTATTAATTCTTGCTTGCAGAGATGGTCATATAAAGTATGATTTACATTGTTTGGAACTTGAAATTTAGTAGCTTCTGATAAATTTTGTAAAGTTATTTTGGGTATATTAAAAGATTTAGAAATAACAGAAGATAGTTTTATCGTATTACGTATTTCTGGGATATCAATAAAATTAGTTGATTCTTTTAGTAATTTAATTAAATCATTTTTAACTTCTTTAAGTCTTTCAAACTCTGGGCTTGAAATTATTTTTAAGTTTTCATTAAATTTTTCGCATTTATCTTGTAATCTTTTTTCAATTCTATCAAAATGAAGTCTGGACTCCCAAGAATTAAGAATAGATTCAAAGCTATCCCCAACCTTATCTAAGTCACTTTCAAGTATATCAGCAAGGAAATTACTTATCTTATTCTCAACTAATTTAGAATAAGTATCTTTATCCTTGAATACATTAGCGTCAACTACTTTAATATTAGTTAATTTTAATGCCGTTTTATCAAAATTACCTCTAACTACGTGCCCAGATTCAGTTAAATAAGTAACTGAATCGTTATCCACAGAGAATAACTCTACATTCTCTCTCAGAGATCTACCGAGGTAATCACCTAGTTTAACTAGGTTTAAAAAAGTTTTGTTACGTGATTCAAATAAGTTAGTTAGCATAATATAACCTTTACAAAAGTATCTAGGGATTTTTAATAATTAAATTTTATTTAATTCCTTTTCTAGCGATAATTCTTCAACAATTTTAATTGCTTCTTCACTTAAACCTTCAGATAACATTAGTTTTTTAAGTTCAGAATAATTAATATCCTCTTGTTGGGTAGGTGGAACATTCTCAGCACCCTCTTGACCACCAGCTTCCATGGGGCCAGGACCAGCCCCACCACCCATCGGAGGAGCCCCCATACCAGGAGCACCACCCATCCCAGGTTGTCCTCCCATTGGACTTCCTGGTGGCATACCCGCTGCAATAGCAGCCAGTATTGGATCTTGGGATTCCTCCTCCATCTTCTTCTTCAGATCTTCTATCTCTTGATCATTCATTTGATAATATTCTCTATAGATGTGTTCTATTGGGAATATATTTAAACCTTTAACTGCCTGAACTACTCTAGCTTTTTGCTCATCAATATCAAGCTGTCTCTTTGCAGACATATCAGAGGGCTCTGGTAGTTTAATTTTAAGTTTAGATACAGCAAGAGGTGGGAATCCTTTTATAAGTAAGTGCCTCTTAGCAATAGTCTCTAATCCTATTTGAATTGCCTCTTGAACTCTTAAAATAACTCTAGCAAATTTAACGTCTAATTGACTTAAATTAGCTTTACGTTCTGGAGATTGTTCTTTTTCAACAATATAATCCTTAGGAACTTTAAGAGTAGCTAATAGCTTATCTCTGAAGTATTTAACGTCATCTACTTCTCCAAGATTTTCAGCACCCTTTAGTGTATCAATCTTGGTTCCAGAACCTTTGCCATTCACAGCAACGAAGAAGTCTTCATCTTGGCTTAATGGATTAAATCTAGCATCAATCTCCCCAGTGGTTCTGTTAAAATACTTCTCTTTCTTAAATTTATTTTTTTGTTGTTCAATGTAATGTTCAGCTTTAGAGCTAGGTAAGTTTCCAATATCAATATAAAATATACGACGTTCAGGTGCGCGAGTTAATCTGTAAATTAACATCGCGTCTTCCATCATCTTTAATGATTTATAAATTGATCTTGCCGCAGCAGCAACTGATTTTCCATATGGGTAATAAGTTGGATCTGAAGTAAACATTCTAAAGTGAACAATTTGATTTTTATCAAGTGGCACTACAATTTTTTGATCCATCTTATTTCCGACTTTTCCAAAGATAGACCAATCAGCCCTTAATGGTATTTCTTGCAAAAAATCGGTCAATACACCGTATTCATTCTCAATCCTGTAGATGTAATTTGGATCAAGGACTTTAATTTTTTGAACTCCCTTTTTAATATCGTTAACATCTACAACAAGTTCAATAAAACAATCACCATATTTAATGGTGTTTCTTACTATATCCCAAATAAAATTTCTTAAAGATATATCTTCAAAAAACGTCATTAGTTCATCTTTAATGACATCCATCTCACTTTGAATTGCCCAGCTAGTTCCATCTAAGTTAGTTTGAGTTGAATCATCTGCATAAATATCAAAAGCCGCTCCAACTTCTGGGTAGTCATCCATGTCCTCAAACTCTTGGTATCTACGCTTTCTTTCTAGCTCATCCTCATTCATGGGGATGGCTTCTGTAGATCTAAAAGGAGATACAGAGCCTAATGGTTGGTTTCTTAATACAGTATCACCAGCTAAAGGGTGTGGCTCTGGAGGAACTATTCTTACATTATTTGTAGTCGGATCTAATAGTTCTCCCGGATCTTTTCTATTAGATAGAAATTTAGCAAAAAATCTACCAGTTCTTCCGATAGGATAATACCAAGAACCAAACCAGCTAGAGATACTACCTCTGCTTGGACTAAATTGAGTATAACCAGATTCGTTTAACTTAGTAGCCATTTAAGATCTTCTTCTTCAATTTTGCCGCCATTAGCTCTAACATAATATTTAGCTTTGCTTACAGGTAAAATAAATTTATCATCGTTAGGACGATGCTGTATCATAGGGGTATTCCCTCTTAATTCATTAAAACCGTGAACTGCGAAGGCTAAAGCCATAATTAAATCATCGTGACAATTAACATCTGCAGTATATCTACCCACTTCGTCGATAATAAAAGTTAATAATTCGTCTATTGTGCGTTCAGAATTAATTTTAATTTTATTTAATCTTATTGCCTCATCCATTTGAACAAGCATTTGACGCTTATTAGCGTCTGCTACCTGAATACCAGCCTCATGTTTATCATCCATAAAAAGGTTTTCATACTGTTCAACCTCTTTAATCTGATAAATTAAATTGTGACCAATTAAATTACGTTCTGGAATAATATAAGCAGTATTATATTCCCGAGCTATCTGGACTAACATATTAGCAAACTCATTAATAGGGGTGCGGTCAGATTTAAATTCCGCCACCTGTTCGCCGTTGTAAAGATTAATTACCTGAGCTACAGATGAGTCAAGACCACGACCAATAGAAGTATCCACGCCGATAATATAATCAAATCTCGGATCAGGTCCTTTCCAGACCCTGAGTCGGTTGTTGAATTTCGTCGAAAAGTTATCATTGACCTGTTCCTTAAGTTGTTTGAGTATCTCACCATCTATGAATGTATCTCCTGTTCCGAGGAATTCTGCCTCGTATTCTTGAAGCCACTCTTTATGACTGATAGCCCCGCGTGTAGTAGTCTCCCATTTGTCGATGTCAATTGGCGGATCTTGGGTTTTAAGTTTTTCATACATAAACTCGTAGCCAGCATGACGATGATATTGTGGGTGGTCCTTCCAATTAATATCAATAGCATGAAAAGTATTTTCCCCACGCCTAGCTCCAACATATTGTTTATGGAACCAATTACCAACACCATTAACGGTAGATAATGCAATTACTGAACCACCTGTTGAAATTATAGGGAAGGCTGCTGCCCATATAGTATCTATGTTCTCAATAAATGCAGCTTCGTCTAAAATTAATAAAGATCCAGCTACGGAACGACCAGATTGTTTACTGGAAGACTTAGATTTAATCTCAGAACCGTTATCAAATTTCATAGAGTGAGCAGAATCTTTAACTAACCCACGTTTCATCCATTGTGGAAGCTCATCATAAGCAGTTTTCATTCTTGATAATACTTCCATAGATGCATCATCATCTTTTGAAAGAATTACAACTTTAAAGTGATCGGTAAATATACACTTCCAAAGTGAGTAGGCAGCAACCAAAGTTGTGCACCCTGCCTGTCGAAACTTTCTTAATATATTAAATCTATTACTTTTAAACTCATTAACTAAGTTTTTTTGGAATGGATACAAATCAAACTTAACTAACCCAAATATAGGGTGAACTACTTTAATATAGTTTGAGATAAAATATACTGGGTCTGAAGAACATTTTTTAAGTTCTTTTAATTTTTTTGCATCAGATAAAATTTCCATTCTATTATATCCTTATATGATATATGCTATTATATGTAGTAGGAGAGATAAACAAACTAAATCTCTACCTAAACTAGTTAATTACTTAGCTAAAGCTAATATATTATATCATATCTCATACGATGCGGAAAGTATGTTTAAGGGGTATGAAGAGGGGTTAAAAGTATTAACTCCTGAACCTGAAGATATAGTTATTCTGTGTCATGATGACATTGAAATATTATCAGATAGAGATAATTTTGTAGAGACTTTAACTAAGTCTCTGTCCGACCAGAAAGTAGGGTTTGTTGGTCCAGCGGGAACTACATATTTAGCTCAAGATGCTGTCTGGTGGGACATGGGGAGAAGACAACAGGGATTACATAGTGGATTTGTCTTCCAGGGTAATGACCATAAAACCATGACCCCCAATTATTTTGGCCCATGTAGAAATGTAGTAGTGCTTGATGGATTGTTCCTTGCCGCCAGAAAATCAACCATAGATCAGATTGGTGTTCAAAAACCTGAAGAATTTCCCACTAATTGGGACTTTTACGATCTCTACTACACTTTAACTGCCTACGAACAAGGGTTTACAAATAAAGCTATTCCGGTCTTGATTCTTCACAACTCAGATGGTATGATGCGCGATACCTGGGACCAGAATCGTAAAGCGTTCCAACGAATGTTTCGTCTTCCAATATGGTGTAAATAATGTGTGACCTAGTAAATTTAGTTATCTTTATCTTAAGTTGTTATGGTGGAGCTAATGGAATAGTTTATTCCAGGTTGCTGCAACCTTTCCGTAACTGGATCATGTATTCCAATAGGAATTACGATCCCACGTATGGACATTTAGTTTCTGCAACACTACGTAAATCTAGAACTTTTAAGTTTCTAGGTAAACTTATTAATTGTCCGATGTGTATTGGATTTTGGCTTGGAATTATTTATTCCCTAGGAATATACAGTCCAACTTCCAACACTATGTGGTATCCTTGGTCGTTCAGTCTAACCGCACTTATATTCGACGGTTTCCTTGGTAGTGCAGCGGCTTGGATTATCCACCTTTTACTTTACAGCAGAATGATGGGTGAAGATCATACTCCACAAGTTAAATCTAAGCCCTGCAAGTCCTGCTCATCAGATAGTAAGTCAACACCCGTTAGCACAGTGAGTGACGGGTCTGAGTCCAAACTGTAGTTTAATTAGCATAGTTACCTCCTAAAGTATTTAGGCACTTGGAGGTTGAATTTTTTAACTACTTCTGTATAATATGACCATGACCAAGACAATTTTTTGTGATCTCGACGGCTGCATACTTTATCACCCTCACGACTACATCGGATCTTTTTCTCCACTCAGGATTAAAATTTTAGAGGGGGCCAAAGATAAACTTCTGTCTTGGCACATTCAAGGTTTTAAGGTTATTATTACGACTGGACGCCCAGACTCCCAGAAAGATGAACTTGAGCGTCTCCTAGCTATCGAAGGCGTTTTCTTTCACAAGTTAATTACGGATTGTGGTTCAGGCCCACGTTATCTTATCAATGACAGAGAACCTGGGAAGCTCACCAACAAGGCGTTTGCAATTAATTTAGATCGTAACGTTGGTATTTGGAATGTAGATCTTTATCAGGATTCCGCATCATGATGTATTTAATAACTGCACTTATAGTAACCCTATACCTGCTCATATACGACTACTTCCTCTACAAGCGCCTTGCATACCTCGATGCAAGAATCTTAGAATTAGATATTAAGTTTTCCAACATCGCATCAGAACTAAATAAGAAGATAGAAGAACACAAACAAGAAACCAGGAGAATCGCATGATAATGTGGCAAGATATTACTGAAACGACACAATTTATCGAGATCCTCGGAGAGCGTGTCCCAGTTACTGTAGAAGGTATGATGTATCTGTCCTGCAAGTATAAAGCACTTGAGATGGATTATAATAACCTTATAGATGAAATTCACGAACTGGAACACGAGATTAAACATCAGGAATTTACTATGGAAAACTCTTGGAGAGGCCCACAAGTCTTTTTGGACCCATACTAACATGAACGAAGACGAATACATGGAAGACGAGGAGTTTGAGTTCCCTGAAGATAATCTTGAGAAGGTTATCGACTACCTTAAACAATCTTCCGAGATGCTTAAGGAATGCCCCACCGAGGAACTTTGCGATAAATATAAGGAATTGTTCCCACCTAAGTTTGGAATGTATATTATGAGTGAAGCCCGCCTCATGAAACTTAATAGTGAGATGATTAACGATACACTTCACCAATTAGTTAAGGATGGTCTCCTTGAAATGTCCTGGGATGATAAAACCAACGATTTCGTCTTTTTCATGAAGGAAGATCCTTATCTCCCCCCTACTAGTTCCATCTAGTAGGGCTTTACATAAATAAGGGATTCCTTAAGATTTTTTTAGATTCTTTTGGAATCAGGTATCAAATAAAGGATACCTTAAGATTTTAATTAAAATTATATTTTTAATTATGATCACAGGTCCTGCGGAAAGCGCGATTCGGTCCTACCGTATGGGACCCTAAGACGCGATTTTTTCCGGTGGGACATACTTGTTACAAATCGGTCGAGGGTGGGGGGACATCGTTGTTACAATCTTCCACTTCATTTCATCATGCGGCATGTCGATATAGTAGTATGGTCGCACTGATCCTAGCGTTCTTCCTTCCCTTCCTCCAAGGCCCTAGCATTGCGGATATCGACAAGGCCCGTGATGCATTGCGCCCATTCCTCAATGCCCTTGCAACGGTCGAATCCAATGGCAAGGACGATGCCATTGGGGACAATGGGAATGCGCTCGGGCGCTACCAACTATGGCAAGTCTATTGGCAGGACGCTGTAGACTATTGCCCAGAAATCGAAGGCCGATACAAGGATGTTACAAATAAAGTCTATGCCGAGCGTTGCGTGGTAGCGTATCTTATGCGATACTGCCCGAAGGCCGTTGCTGCATCGGATTACGAAGTAATGGCTCGCACTCACAATGGCGGCCCAAAAGGGCACAAGCGCAAGGCCACTATTGGATACTGGAAAAAAGTAGAGCGTGCGCTTGAATCCCGCTAACCTTTTTGGTAGAATGAGCGAACCAATGGCATACTACTTCTCGCAGGATTTCGATTCCCTTATCTGCAACCTTTTCGACAAGGGGTTGGACGTTGACGACATCATGGAAAGGTTGGACCTTCCCGAACACGATAAGGAGCGCGTGCAAAATGTCGTCATGGATTGGGTTATGTCGCACGACGACCGCGATCATGGCAATGAGCCGGACGACTTCGGCTACAGCGACTTGGAGGCGCTTGGATACTGATATAACCCCTTGCAAATAAAGGGGTTATGGCAAGGCGGGCCGCCGCGCCCGCCCTAAGTCCTTTGTTTTCAAGCACTTATGGCAAAAGCCAACACAAATAGCGTGCCAAGAGAAAATAGAGGGTGGGGCCTTGAAATCGTGCCCCGGAAATGCTAGAATCCCTCACCGAAAGGAAAAACTAGAGATGAACAAGTCACGTAGTCCGCGTCGTTCCCCCGCCCAGATTCTCGCCGACCTGCAGGCCAAGATGGCAAGCGTGTCCGTCCGGGCCGCCAAGTCCAACCCTAGCCCCCAGATTCAACGTCTGCAGGGTGCGCTTGCCGACATTAACGGTATGCTGGCAACCCAGCAGCGCGGTTTCTCCAAGGGGCCGCAGAGCTTCGACGAGCGTATCGCATCGCACAATCGCTGGATTCTGGAAATCAGCAAGGCGCGAGACCTTGCCAGCGCCTCGATTGTGTGCTTGCACGGTCGCAAGATCGAACTGCAGCGCGCAATCGAAGCCGTTGCGAAGGATATCGCAAACGGTTTGGAAGTGTCGGATGCGGAAATCGACGAGATTGTTCGCGCCGCATTCCACCCTTCGCCGTCGCTGGTTTCTGCGCAGGCAGACTTCAACGAAGCGCAGGCTCTTCGTAAGGGTGCGCAGGAAAACGAAGCGGGGGCTTGATAGTCCCCGCCCCTTTTGATAGAATAGGTGAACCATGGAAAAAATCACTTTTTCGTTCTACCGCGAAGACTGCAACACCATTGCCGATTCGACGGCAGACGTTACCCTCACGCAATGCCTCGCTGGCCGTGGCTCCCCGATTCTCGCAATGTGGGACTGGCTTCGGGCTAATACCCTGGGCCGCGCATACGATGAAAGCGGTGTGCTCAAGGTGCAAGTTCCCGCAGAACTTGGTGTTGCATACCTTGCGGGTTTGGTGCTTATGCACCGAATCGCACCGCAGTATGATTTCCTGGGGATGGCATTCCGCCTCAACCCCACGCTGGCCGCAATGGCCGAATACGAAGCGCAGAGCATGACGGACGAAATGCAAGGGAAATCTCAAAAAGACGAAAGCCATCGGTGGAACTGATGAGCGACCAAGCCATTTCTGACCGGGTATTTTTTACCATGCTGGCGCTGTTCGCGTTGGCCATGATCCTAGTGTGGTGGCTTCTCGCGCAGCTTTTGACGTAACCCCTTGCAAATAAAGGGGTTATGGCAAGGCGGGCCGCCGCGCCCGCCCTAAGTCCTTTGTTTTCAAGGGGTTACGACCGAAGCCAACGCAAACCCCGTGCCACACTTTTTCCGTAGCATTCGCTTGCATTCTAGCCTAGTTCCGGGTATACTCCCCCCATGCGCTTGAATCCCGCTCATCCCGCCCTTTCCGAAGCTCGCACGATCCACATCAAGGCTCGCCGCGAAGTTACGGAATCGTCTAGACTTCTCAAGTCCGTATCCGACAATACCAAACTGGGGGACGGCGAGGCAACAATCCTCAAGGGCGGTTGGTTTGGGTTCCGCCTTTTTTCGCTTACCCTTGAGGAGCGGGCAACGTGTCCGCCATCGTGCTTGCGTTGGGAAGTGTGCTACGGTAACGGCATGGCATTCGGCCACCGTTTCCAGCATGGGACTGCATTGGAGGTACAGCTTCGCTTGGAAGTGGCCGAACTTGCTCGCCGTTATCCTAGGGGCTTTGCCGTTCGCCTTCATATCCTGGGGGACTTCTATTCCGTAGAATACGTGGGACTATGGCGCTCGCTGCTGGAAAAGCATCCGAACCTGCATATTTACGGATACTCCGCACGTTACGGATGCGACATTGGCCGTGCAATCGAATCGCTCCGCATTACACACCCCAAACGTTGGTGGGTTCGCTTTTCACGTAATGAACAAGCGAACGGCTACAATATCTTCGCCGCAGAAGAAGGTAAGGTAGCGAATGCCATTACGTGCCCAGAACAAACGGGAAAGGTTCATTCTTGCCTGGATTGTGGTTTGTGCTGGTCGATAAATAAGACCATCACTTTCATTGATCACGACAAGCTAGCAAAGCAAAGAAAGGAAAAGAAGAAAAATGAGCAAGCCATCGAAGCGTGATATGCTACTGCATAGCGTATCCTTACAAGTCGCCGCTATCTTCCACACGATTAGTGTGGAAGATATGTCGGAGGACATTAAAGACGATTTGATTACAGCCTACCGTTGTTTGCGCAGGCACATTGCCATTGCGCCCGATGGTAAGCGGTTCGGTGCCACCGAAGGCTACCGTGCGATGCAGGGGGACATTTGACGTAACCCCTTGGAAATAAAGGGGTTATGGCAAGGCGGGCCGCCGCGCCCGCCCTAAGTCCTTTGTTTTCAAGGGGTTACGTCAAAAGCCAACGCAAGCCCCGTGCCACACTTTTTCGATAGCTTGCGCTTGAAAACTAGCCTAGTTCCGGGTATACTCCCTGCATGGTTCAAGTGACCCGCACCTCGTTCCTCGATGGCGTCGAACGCACTATCGAGATTCCCCTCACCAAGGCCGAGTTCGATGCCGCATTCTATGCTTGGCACGAAGATGGC